GTATTTCGTGGTCGGATGCGCTCTATGTTCGAGCCCCCCCCCAAATTGCAACGGAGGCATTCAGGATGCGTGTTCTCTTCATTCAATCCACCTCCTGCTGCGCGTGGCACGAGGTGCCCGAGGGTCAGAGGGTTGTCGGGGGTGGGTGCCTCACCGCATACGTGGCAGTACGTTGCTCCTGCGAGTACGCGCCGGCGTGCCAGTACGTGTGCTCTGCCTCGGGGTGGTAGTGCGTGGGCTGGGCAGCGTGGCCCCTCACTTGGCGTTCCACATTCTAGGCATGGGCTGCGCACGTGGGCAGCGTACCGCATGGGGGTGTTGGTGTGGGTGTGCTGCCGGGTGCTGGGGCAAGTTCGGGGGAGGTGCCGGGCTGGTGCGTTGGAACTTGCCCCACCCACCCCTATCCCTCCGGGATAGGGGGTGTGGTAGCAAGTACCACCACGCCACCCCTACGTGCCCGTGCATTGTCCCTCGTATTGGAACTTGCCCCACCTTGCCCGGGCAAGTTCGGGGGGGTCATGTTTTGAATCAGGTTTGTATCTTGGCCTTGGCCTGTATTCACAGGGTTTCCAGCACGTGCCAGTCGTCCTCTGTGGCCACGCCGGCGGTGTAGTAAATGCTCAGTGTGCGCCATGCGCCTGGGCTGGTGTGCGCCTTGTATTCAGCGGCTGTGATGTAGCCTGCTGCGCCGTGGTAGAGGCCGATGCACAGGCTGGCTGCTGGCACGCCTTGGCTGCTGCTCTGGTCGGGCCAGGGCCATCCTTCATTGGTGTACGTCTCGAAGATCAGGGCCATGGTGTTGTTGTCGCACCTGGCGGTGGCGTCGGCGCGTTGCGCGTCCGTCCAGGCGTTGGGGTTGCCCACCAGCACCACGGTGGTGCCCTTGGTCTGCTCCATGGCCAGGTCGTACTGTGCGGCGGTCTCGGCTTGCACGATGACGTAGTCCAGGCCCAGCTGGCGTGCCCAGGTGCGGGCTGCTGCGGCGTCGATCTCGCCGGGCACGTACCAGCCGGCCACCCTGTAGAACTTGGTGCGCAGGGCGGCTACTGCGGCGGGTGTGTTCCAGCCGGCGTAGGCGGGGTCGAGGCTGAGGGCGGGAATGCTGCCGCGGGGGGCTTGCATGGCGGTGAGGCAGTCTTGGGCGCACAGGTAGACCTGCTGGGCGTAGAACGGCATGCTCCATTTGGGCAGGGTGGGGTGGGTGGCCTTGTAGAGCGCCCAGGCCCACAGGGGGATGAGGCGGGGTGCGTTGCTGGGGCGTTGGCCTTTCGGGGCGCCGGCGGCCCGCCAGGCGGCCCAGGCGTGGTACCAGGTGGGCAGGGGCTGGGGGGTCTTGAGCATCATGCCTCCTTGGCCACCAGGCGGCGGCCTTTGCTGGTCAGGGTGTAGTGGGGCACTCGTTGGTTGCCTTCCTGTGTGCAGGTCACGTAGCCGCGGCGCATCAGGGCGTCGATCGTCTTCATCGTGCTCCCTGGGCTGGCGCCTACTTTGCGCACCGCCGCGTCGCTGGCGATGCCGTTGCGGTGCAGCCAGCGCAGCAGGCTGTGCTGTGCGGTGGTCATGCTGCCACCCGGGTGTGGTGGCGTAGGCGTACCAGCTGGCGGTGGGCGTCGTGAAAGGCGCCGGCCAGGCGTTGGGCGTGCGAGCGGCCTTGGTAGTCCTCGGTGCGCCATGTGCCGTGCTCCTTGCCCAGCCACCCGTCGATGACGGTGTAGCTGGTGCCTGGGTGGCGGCCGCGGGCGTGCCCGGTGCGCGGGTTAATGTTGTACCCGGTGGTGGTCACGATGTAGTACCTGGGCGGGCTCATCGTGTCACCTCCAGCTCGTTGGCCACCAGGGCCACCTGTACCTCACCCAGCACAAACTCGCTGTGCGGTGGCTTGCCCAGGCTGGTGATGTCCACCATGTCGGCGGCGATGCTGCGCACGGTGGCCAGGCCGGCCAGGTGTAGCTGCTGCCCCACCCACAGGCCCTCGGGCACCGGGCCTGTGAACGTCACGGTGTAGGTGGCCCGGCTCATAGCGTTGCCTCGATCCGGGCTTGGGCGGCGCCGGCGCAGTGCAGGGCGTCCTCCGGGTCCACCTGGCCGCCGTCCACCAGGGCCATGAGGGCGTCGTGCAGGAATGCGCCGGCCTGGCTGTAGGCGGGCACGGTGGGTGGGGCTACGTGCCAGCCGTGGTGGGCCAGTACGCGGCCCAGGGCTTCCAGGGTGGGCTTGTCGAGGTAGGCGGTCACCAGGGCCGCCTGTCTGGTGCGCCGGCCAGGGCACGTGCTACCAGCCGGCACAGGTGCTGGCGGCGCGTGTAGAGCCACGACAGGGCCGCACAGGCCAGTGTGTAGCCCACTAGGGCCAGTGCGGTGTAGGCGGCGCTGGTGGTGCTGCGCACCGCGATGGCGCACAGCACCAGGCCCAGGCCGTACAGGGCTAGGCGTTCCATGTGGTCCTCCTTGGGTGGGTGGGGCATTAGCTCGGGTCTGCCGGCACGCCGTTGGCGGCCAGGGCGGCGTCCAGGTCGGCCTCGGTGGTGGCCAGCAGCGCCTGTGCCTTCTCGAGCCGGGTGTTGGCGGTGGCCTGGCTCTGGGGGGTCTTGGCCCGGGCCACCTTGCCCTGGGCTTCCGCCACGTCGGCCTTGGCCTGCTGCTGGTAGCTCTGCTCGTCGCGCACCAGCTCGTACACGGCCTGCCAGTGTGCGCTGGGGCCCACGTAGCCCAGGCCGCTGCTGCTGTGGTGCAGCTGGTGGTGTGCGGCCTTGGCCAGCTCCTGCACCACCATGTTGTCCCACGGGTTGGTGCTCACGCCGCTGCGGCCCAGGGCGGCGTCGCAGCAGCCGCGCAGCATGCCCAGGCCAATGGCCAGGGTGTCGGTGGGGGTGCGGCCGGCGTCCAGTGCCTGCTGCATGCGGTCGGCCACGCGGCCGGCCAGCTCGTTGGCCAGGGCGTCGTCCATGCCGCGGGATACGGCGTAGGCCACGGGCCCCTGGTTGCTCCAGCCGGTGCCGGTCAGCATGGCGTTGGCCAGGTCGGCGCCGGCGCTGGCGGCGTTGGTGCGGGCCTTGGCAATGTGCCGGTCCAGGGTGCGGCGCAGCACGCGCTGGTAGGTGGCCTCGTACGGGGTGCAGGGCAGCACGGTCACGCAGTCCTCGGGGGCCACGCCGTCCGTGTCGTCCTCGAGCGGGCGGTACAGCACCACGCTCTCGTCGGTGCCGGCGTACTCGCCCAGCAGCTGCGGGTCGTTGTCCTCGGTCTCCAGGTTCCAGACCTGGGCGGTGGTGTTGGTGGTGGTTGCCATGGTGGTGCTCCTTCCTGGGTGGTGGTCGTGTGCCGGGTGGCCCACGGGGTGGCCCCAGCTTGCGCTGGGGCTGCCCTGTGCGGTCAGCCAAGCTCCCACGTGAGGGCGGTGTCCACGCAGCCCTTAATGGCGTGCGGTGCGGGCCACGCGGTGGCCAGCAGGGCGGTGGCTGTCAGCACGCGGCGCATGGCGTCTACGTCCAGGTCGCCCACCCGTGCCAGCACGTCCTCCACGCGGCGGCCGGCGCCGGCGTCGGGCTCCAGCACCAGCTGGCTGGCCTGCAGGCCGTAGGGCACCTGCACGGCCACGGCGGCGCCGTGCATGGTGGCCAGTGCTGCGGCCACATCGCTGCTGGCCCTGGCGCCGTTGTACCCGTCGTCCTCGGTGCCGGCGCTCAGGGTGGCCAGGTCGCGGCGGCCCTCGGCGGCACGGTGCATGGCCAGCACCATGTCCTGGCTCTCGGCGTTGCACCAGGCGGTGGCCTGCTCGGGGCTGTAGCCGGCGGCGTGCAGTGCCTGCCGTACCTCCAGCACCAGGTAGCCGGCCTCGTAGGCGTCGCCCTGGGCCCAGCCCTCGGGGTCGGCGGTGCGGCCGTGCTGCGGGCATGCCTCGTCCGCGGTGCAGCTGAGCTGCGGGCCGGTCTCGCCGGTGCCGACGTCCTCGTAGCTGCAGGTGCAGGGCAGCGGCAGCTGCTGGCCGCCGGCGTTGCGGTCGCATGCGCGGGCGCTGTCCAGGTTCGGCAGCTGCGTGTCGGCGCCCACGGTGTGGGTGGCGGGCATGTCCTGGAACGCGGGGTCGGCCAGCGGCACGCGGGTGTAGGTCACGTCCGCCGCGTGCTGTGCTGCCATGGCGGCGTCGTTCTGCTCCGGGGTAACGGCCTGGGCTGCTGCCAGCGCCTCGCGGGCGGTGGCGAGCTTGGCCTCGATCCGAGCCACCTGGGCGGCGCGGTGTGCGGGGCCGTCCACGGGGCCGGCGGTCTGGCTGGGGCGGCGGCGCTTGCTGGCAGCAAGCTGTGCCTCGAGCATGTCAACGGTGGCCTGCAGGTGCTGGGTGGTGAGCGCGTTCATGGTGCCTCCCTGGGTGGTGCCGGCGTGGCCGGCGGGCTGGGTGTGTGTGCGGTACTGCATGCCCTGACAATACACCTGGCGGGGCGGTGTGCAGGGCTTTTGTGCCCCTGCACACCACAAAAAACCCGCAATTTGCATCTTTTTCCGTGGGGCCTGGCGCCGCCTAGAACCTGAACAGGTCGGCCAGGGCCTTGGGCCCGGGCGTGGTGGCGCCGGCCTGGCGCAGCTGGCTGTTGGCGCGGCGGCCGGCGGCGGTGGTGATGTCGCCGGTGGGGGCGCCGGCCTTGCGCAGCGCCTTCACGGTGGCCTTGGCGCTGGCCACCAGGCCGCGCATCTCGCTCGGGCTGTCCCAGTCCTGGGTGGCGTAGTGCTGGGCGTCGCTCAGCAGCTCGGCGTAGCTCTCGGCGTCCAGCTGCACCACAGCCTGGCGGCCGGCGTGCCGCAGCAGGGTGCCGGCGGGCAGGTCGCGGGCGGCGTGGTCCTCGTAGAACGCGCCGGGCACGCGGTACACGTTGCCCTGGGGCGGCAGGTCGGCGGCGTCCACGGCGGCCTGCACCTGCTCCACGGCCTTGCCCACCAGGGCGTCGCGCTCGGCGTGGGTCAGGGTGCTGGCGGGTGCCGGCGCGGCCGGTGCCGCGGGGCTAAACACGCCGCGTGGGCCTGTGACGGTTTTGCCTGTGCGATCGTCGCGGACCACGATGGTGTGTGGTGTGGGACCGGGGCCGACCACGGTGCCTGTGTCAATGGGGCGTTGCGCGTACGGCATCCGGTATACCTCGCGCTTCCATTTGACCTGTGTTCCGACGGGCGGCAGGTCGGCGGCGTCCGCGGCCGGCGTGCTGGGGGCGGCGGGTGCCGCCCCCTTCTTGGCTGCGGTGCGTGCCCGCTTGTAGGCGTTGTAGCCGGCCCGCCAGGTGTCCATGGCGCCCTGGTTGCCGGCCTTGCGGGCCTGGCAGTAGGCGGTGAACGCGGCCTTATTCTCGGCCATGCCCTGGGGCGCCGCGGTGGCAGCGGGCGCCTTGCCCAGCAGTGCGTCCATCACGGGCTGCACGCCGGCCTCTTCGATTGCCCGGTCCACGCTGGTGGGCTCGTCGCCCTTGCGGCCGGCCACCGGCACGATCAGCCAGCCGGCCTTGCCGGCATTGTGCTGCATGCTGAGCAGCTTGGCCTTGTACGCCTGCAGGCTGGCCAGGTTGGCGCTGCAGCTAACGATCACGTAGCCGGTGCCGTCCTTGGCCAGGGCGTCCGGGGCCACCAGCGCGGCCACGTAGGGGCGGGCGGTGCGGCGGCCGATCTCCTGGCCGGTGGGCAGGGTGAAGTAGAGGAAGTTCTTCTTGCGGGTGCTGCTAGCCATGGTGGCCTCCTGGGTGGTGCCGGCGGCGCCGGCGGGTGTGTGGTTGAACTGCATGCCCAGACAATACACCCGGGTACGGCGGTTTGCAGGGGGAACGAGGGCCTGGGCGTGCCCCATACGGGTGAAATAACCCGCTATTTGCGTCTTTTTCTGCCCGGGCCTGGCCTAGAACGGGAACTGCTCCTCCACCGGCTGCGGTGCGGGCGCCACCTCGGGGCCCGCCGGCGCCGGCGCCTCGGGCCATTCCACCAGGCCCCACACCTGCGCCTGGGCCTTGGCGCCCAGCACCTTGGCCGGCGCCCCGGTGGCCATGACGAACAGGTGCGGGTTGCCCTCCAGCGCCTTCTTGGCGTCGCTGCGCCGGGCCCCACCAGGTAGCTCGGCGGCCAGCTGGCTGTACGTGCCCCACCCGTTGCCGCCGTAGCCCTCGCCGGCCGTGCGCCGGCTTGCCAGCAGGTCCACGAGCAGCGGCTCGAGAGCGGCGGCGTCGCCCTCCTTGCGCAGCGCCACGTAGCTGGCCGTGACGTACACGCGGCCCAGCACCAGGGGCTCGAGCGGCTTGCCCTTGCCCCACCGGAGCTTCGGGAACGCCAGGCGCAGCTCCTCCTCGCGGCCCATGGGCTGCAGCGTCATGAGCGTGTCCAGGTGGCCGCCCCAGGCGCCGCTGATCCGGGCCAGCTCGTCCTCGTTCTTCTCCACCCGCTCGCGGAAATGGTGCAGGAACAGGAACGCCCTGCCGTGCCCCAGGCCCAGGCCCCGGATCAGCTGCACGAACGCCCTGGTCTCGGCGGGGCTGCCCACGCCCTCCATGCCCAGCATGGCCAGCGGGTCGCCGATCACCAGGTCTATGGCCAGCTCGTCCAGCTCGGCCCGCACCTTGGCGTAGGCGTCAGCGTCCGCAAAGCTGAACGCACCCCACCGCCAGGTCTGCACGCCCACGTACCCGCCGGCCTCAGTGAACGGGTGCTCCCACCGTTCCAGCTTGCCGGCCAGCTTGTCGCGGAACATCTCCAGCGGGCCCTCGTTCTCGATGAGGGCGATGCGCAGCGGGCGGGGCACCGGGAAGGGTGTGGGCGCCTTGTCATCCTCGACGGGTGGGTAGGCCAGGCCGGCGGCCAGGTGGCACGCCAGGTCAATGACCCAGGTGGTCTTCCCCACGCCGGGGCGGCCGGCTGCCAGCACCAGCCCGCCGGCGGGAATGATGGTGGCCTCGGCGTTGCCCCACAGGGGCGGCGGGCTCTCCACCTGCATGTCCACGAACTCGTATGCCTCCATGAACACCGCCTGGCCTGGTGCGCTGTCCAGGGCGGCGGCCACGCGCAGCTCCTGCACCACCTGCTCCAGCTCGTGGGGGTGCACCAGGCCGGCACGGGCCCGCTCCATCAGGGGCTCGAGCGTGGTGATCAGGCGCCGGCTGGCTGCACGGTCGGCCACGATGCGGGCGTAGTGCACGGCGTTGCCGGTGGCCGGCACCAGGGCGGCCAGCTCCTGCATGCGGATGCGGCCGCCGATGTCGCCCAGCTGCCCGCGCTCCTCGAGGTAGGCGGCCACCGTGATGGGGTCGGCGGGTGTGCCGTTGCCGTGCAGGTGCAGCACCGCCCGGTACAGCACGGCGTGGCTGTGGCGGTAGAACGGGTGGCCCTGGTGGCCCAGCACCGGCAGCACGGCGTCTACGGCGCTGGGGGCCAGCAGCATGGCGCCCAGCACGTACTCCTCGGCGTCGAGGTCTTGGGGCGGCGGCAGCTGCTCCACTACGCGGCCAGGGCTGCCAGCGCAGCACGGAGGCGGAACGCTAGCTCGAACGGAAACGTGCCGCCGCCGGTTTCCACGGCCTTGCACAGCACCTCAGCGGCCTGGGCCACATCGTGCAGCGCCGCCAGCCACTCGTGGTCACAGGCGGCCACCTGGTGCGGGCTGCCCGGCGTGCCCACCACCAGCACCCAGGGCTTGCCGGCACGGCGGGCGTCGAGCTTGGCCTGCTGCACCCAGCTGCCCATGATGCCGCCGGTGGTGCGGCTGGTGCGCTTGACCTGGATGGCCACGGGTGTGCCCACACAGTCGGGGCCGTCGCGGCCCACCGGCCCGGTGCGCTCGCCGCCCCAGCGGCGGCACACCCGGCGCTCGAGATCCTTCCAGGCGCTCACCTGGCGCACCCGTTGCCCGGGGCGCACTGCCAGTCGTTGGGGCCGCTGCGCATGTTGATGCGCTGGGCTGTGCGCGTGCGGCCGCGCAGCGTGAACGGCTTGCCGGCGCTGGTGAAGCCTCTGGTGCCCTTGCGCCCACACTTGATGCACGTGCGCGGATAGGCGCCGCCGCCGCCGTATTCCGCGTTTGGGGCGGTCACTCCCCCACCGTTGGGTCCTCGGCGCCGGCGCCGGCGAACCCTGCCGCCCGCACCACGCAGCTGGGGCACGTGCCGCACCCGGGGCGCTGGCCCCGGTAGCAGCTGATGGTCAGGTGGTACGGGGCGCCGCACGCCAGGCCACGCTCCACCACGCCAGTCTTGGTCTCGTACTGCAGCGGGGCCAGCACCTGCACCTTGCCGCCCGTGCCCGTGATGGCGGCGGCGGCCATGGCGCCCACGAACCCGGGCGTGGTGTCAGGGTACGTCCAGGCGCCTGGCGTGAACGTCATGTGTGCGCCCAGCCACACCTGGCGGGCGCCCAGGGCGTAGGCCCAGGCCACGGCCACGGCCACCAGCACGCCGTTGCGGAACGGCACCTCCGCGTCGGCGGCGGCGCCGGCGGCCAGCTCCCCGAGGTCGGTGCTGTCGGGCATGGGTGCGGTGCCCAGCAGTGCGCTGGTGCCGCCCAGGTGGGGCAGCTGCACCAGCCGGTGCTCCACGCCGTAGTAGCCGGCCAGCTCCTCGGCGCACGCCAGCTCCACCGCGTGCAGCTGCCCGTACTCGGCGCTGATGCACGCCACGCCGGCGGGGCCGTACACGTCCACAGCCTCAGCCAGCAGGGTGGCGCTGTCCAGGCCGCCGCTCAGCAGGATGACGACGGTGGGTGGTGCCAGGGCCGGCAGCGGCGGCTGCTCGACCGGCGGGGCTTCGTCCAGGGTGAGTGCCATGGTCTGCTCCTCCTCGGGTGGGGCGGCCACCTTACCGGCCACCAGGGTGTCGGGGTTGGGAATCTCGGCCGCGGTGCCCACAGCACCGAACAGCCGGTCTTGCACAGGGGCCGCGGCCAGCTGCAGACCGCGGGTGAGCAGCGACTGCCCGGTCTTGTCCTGCATGAGCGGGAACCGGCCGTGTGCGCTGCCGTCCACGCTGCACACCACGCCGGTGCTCAGTATCCACCGGAAGCGGTTGGCGCCGTTCACGCGGCCCACGTGAACCCACAGGCCACGCCGGCGGGCCTCGCCCATGATCTCCTCGCTGGCCTCGCCGGTCTTCCACAGGTTGCTGCCGCCCACGAACAGGGCGTCGATGTTGTCCCAGGGCACGCCGTACTGCTCCAGCCCGTCCTGCGCCACCAGGGCCACGGGCACGCCGAACTCGCGCACCCGGGGCGCCCACGTCTCGAACAGCTCGAGGGTGCGCGGCGCATCGCGCACCACGTCAGGGGCGCTGACGAAATGGCAGTGCGGCAGCCCCTGCACCTTGTCCAGCATGCGCAGGAACTTCTGCTCGTTGAACGTGGTCCATGCGCCGTTGTCGCACCCCCAGGGCAGCCGCTGCGCCACCATGCGATCCATGCTGTCGTAGCTCTGGGGGATCAGCAGCCGCCCCAGGGTTAGGTGCTCGTCGGCCCAGCGTTCGATCCATGCCTGGCCGGTGGTGACCAGCAGCAGCACGCCACCAGGGTGGGGCTCCGCGGTACACCACCGGCACAGGCAGCCGGCCTTGGTGGGCAGGATCACTCGTCAGCCCATAGCCACAGGCCCAGCCACAGGCCGGCGGTCAGGCCCACGGCCAGGCCGGCAACGAACCAGGTCCAGTCCATCACCCGACCGTCACAGTGCCGGTCTTGGTGGTCAGGTCCGCGGTCACCTTGCCCTTGGTGAAGTCGCGTGCCCACACGTACGGGGCCGTCGGGTAGCGCGGCCCCAGCGCCGCCCCCAGGTCTACGTCGTACAGGCCGTCCCAGGAGCCGGGCTGCCACGCGGTGTTCTCGTAGGCGTAGTCGCGGCCGTTGCTGCACAGCAGCGCACACGCCAGGTTGAAGTGTGCGGCCTGTGTGCCGCCGGCGGACTCCGAGAGGTGGTTCACCGCGGTGCCCAGGTCGTGGCACATATCCACGAACGCGAACAGCTGCTCGATCTTGGCCGCGGTGTAATTGCCGTCGTTGAAGCCACGCTCAAGCTCGAACACATCGCACGCCTTAATGGCGGCCAGCACGTCGGGGTTCTTGGTGTCCTCCCACCACAGCGCATTGTGAACAATCTGCGCAGCGGGGTACGCGGCACGTAGCCGCTGCAGGCCCACGCTCAGGTCGTGGTCCCACTCCTGCAGCGAGTAGCTCTGCCCGGTGCGCGGGTTCACCGCCGTGGGCACCACCACGCGGTCGAGGTCGACGTCGTCGATGTGCAGGCCCTTGGCACCGCCGGCCAGGTACGCGCCGGCCGCGGCGATCATGGCGTCCTGGTAGGCGGGGTTGCCGATGTCACCCAGGAACTGCACCGACGAGTAGAACGTGAGCCTGGCGCCGGCGCTGTTCTTGAGGATCCACTCCGGGTGTGCGCTGGCCGTGGCGCTGTTCACGTAGATCGCCAGCCAGTCCAAGTACCGCCAGCAGCCTGGGTGCCACGCCTGGATGCTGGGCACGTAGGTGATCATGCGGTTCCAGTGCGCCTTCATCCAGTCCTTCTGTGGCTGTGTGGGGTACGGCGACAGGTCGTACTGGTCCGCTTGCGAGGTGGCGTACATACAGAACTGAACGCGGCCCTCGGTGTCCGCCGGCGGCGGTGGCGGCGGTGGCGGTGGCGGTGGCGGCGGCGGCGGTGCGACGGGCTGTTCGAGCTTCGCCACGCGAGACTGGAGCGCGTCGAACTCGCTTTGTGTGACGGTGAGTTTCAGGTTCGACCACAGGTTGTCGATCTGGGTCGCGGCCTCCTGCGCGAACGCCTTAATCTTGGGGCTTGCCTGCCCCGAGATCTGCGCCGCCAGGTCTGTCAGCTTGCTCATGGTGCTCCTTTCGTTACCGCAGCAGCAGGGCCATGGTCTCGGCCCTGGCCGCGGGGTTGGCCAGCGTGCCACGCAGGCAGCTGGTGGTCATGGTGGCGCCGGCCTTGCGCACACCGCGCAGGGCCATGCACAGGTGGGTGGCCTCCACCACTACGGCCACACCCCTGGGGTTCAGGTGCCCCATGATGGCGTCGGCCACCTGCACGGTTAGCAGCTCCTGGGTCTGCAGCCGCCGGGCGTAGGCGTCCACCACCCGGGCCAGCTTGCTCAGGCCCACGATCCGGTTGTCGGGCAGGTAGGCCACGTGGGCCACGCCGGAGAACGGCAGCAGGTGGTGCTCGCACAGGCTGGCGAACTCGATGTCGCGCAGCGCCACCAGCTCATCGTAGCCGCCGTCGTCGAACGTGGTGAACAGCCCGGGCACGTCCACCTGGTAGCCGCCGGTCATCTCGGCCATGGCCTTGGCGGCACGCTCGGGTGTGCGGGCCAGCGCCTCGCTGTAGATGTCAACGGGCAGGGCTTGCAGCACGCCCAGGTAGTGGTGGCGCATGGCGGTGACGGCGGCTACCTCTGCCACGCCCTCACCACCTTGCCGGCGGCGCTGAACCGCACCTTAAACGCGGCCCAGGGTGTGGGCACGGGCCGGCCCGCCTGCTCGGCGTGGGCTTGCGTGCGGGCCACCCGCAGGGCGGCCTGCTGGTCGGTCTCGCGCCGGCGCGGGTACTGGCCGGTGGGCATCAGCGCCCCCTCTCATGGCCCCAGGCCAGCACGTGCATCTGCGGGCTGAGGCTGACGTCGTACATGCGCGGGTCGCCGGCCATGCGCTCCGCCAGCCAGGTGTAGGCGTCCAGCACCTCCAGCTGCGGGTTGCGGGTTGCGGTGTCCGTGCCCACCGACAGGTGCAGGCTGCACGTGCCCGTGTTCCTGGCGTCGGCCAGCACTGGCACCGCCCACTCGTAGTCGGCCTCGTCGAACACCACGATCTTGACCGCGGTGGGCTGCTCGTAGGCGCTGGCCTGCTCCAGGAAGTTTGGCCAGGCCGCCTCCTGCTGCTCGTGCATGCCGCTGCTCGGCGGCTTGGGTGACACCACCAGCTGGTCGACGTCGGCCAGCCACTCGCGCCACCTGGTGCCCTGCGTCTCCACAGCCACCAGCATGTCGTGCTCGTGCAGCAGCTGCACCAGCTCGGCCAGGTCGTACAGGGCAGGGTTGCCGCCGCTGATCGTGACCCACTCGGGGCCCTCGGGCAGCCGCAGCACCTCCCGGGCGATCTCGCCGGCGGCCTTGTCGATCGCCTCGCGGCGGTGGGCGGGCAGCACCGCGTACAGGCTGTCGCACCAGCTGCACCGGAAGTCGCAGCCCCACAGGCGTATGAAGTGTGTGGGCAGCCCCACCAGCGGCCCCTCGCCTTGGATCGTGGGCCCAAAGATCTCGGTAACGGGCAGGTGCGGTGCCCTGGGCGGCGGGCTCATACCGTCACCTCGGCGTAGGCGGTGGGCGTCTCGTACACGCGCACGGCCTCCAAGCCGGGCACGTGGCCGAGCAGGGTGCCCAGCACCCACCAGGCAATCCACTCGGCGGTGGTGCAGGGCAGGTGGGCGAGCGAGATGTTCAGGTCCTGGTGGTCTAGCAGCGGCTCGCAGTGCTCCTGCCAGGCGGCTTTGATGTCGCCGAAGTCTTGCACCATGCCGGCCTTGGGGCCGTCCTCCTGTATGGGCCCGTGGGCGTACACGCGCACCCGGTAGGTGTGGCCGTGCGGCTGCGCACACTTGCCGTCGTGGTGGGGCAGGCGGTGCGCCGCGTCGAACGTGAACTCCTTGCAGATGGTGGCCTGGGCCAGTGTCATGTTGCCTCCTGGGTGGGTGCAGGTGCGCCCTGCACGGCGGTGACCACGGCGTCAAACAGCCGGGCCGGTATGTGGGCTGTGCTCTCCTGGCCGGTGACGTCCTGCAGGATGCCGCGCAGCTGCTCCTCGGTGATGCCGCGGCCGCGCACGGTGGCCCACAGCAGGCGGCGCTGGGCGTTGTTGGCCATGGCCTCGGCCAGCATCTCGCCGGCGTCGGGCGTGGCGGGCGCCGGCGGTGGCACAGGGGCGGGTGCTGGCGGCGCTGGCGGGGCCGCTGCGGGCACGACAGGCGGGGCCTCGGGTACTAGCTCGCCCTCGTCCTCGTCCACCACCAGCGGGCTGCTGCCAGGCGGCGGCACCTGTGGGCCCAGCGGTGCGGCCGCGTTGGCCTGGGGCACCGCCGCCGGCGGCGGCTCGGCCACCTGGGCCAGCCCCTCGGACACGCTTGGCGCCGCGTGCTCCACGGGCGGCGGGACGGGCACGTACCGCTCCGCGATGCCGATGGCTGTGGAACCGCTGGTGCCGGGTGGCAGCTGGGGCACGTCCAGGATCTCGCCCTCGGCGGCGCCGGCGCCCAGGGCCAGCAGCTGCCCTGCGCTCACGTCCACGTCGATCACGGGCACCGGGTACGTGGTGGTCTTGCCGCCGGCCACCTTGCGCCGCACATCGATGCGCAGGCGGGCGGGCAGCAACGACCCGCGGCGGGTGGCCTCCTCGATCAGGTTGGCGGCCGCGGCCAGCTCCACCGCCGCGTAGTAGCTGTGCGTCTCCAGGCGCCAGTGCCCAATGCCGGGCACGTCGGGCAGCAGCACTGCCAGGCGCGTGGTGGGCTTGCACGCCTTGCCCTTGCTGCTGGCCTCGGTGCGCTCATCGTAGGCGGCTGGGCACAGGCAGGGCCCGTCGGAGAGCATCTCGCGCTTGCCGTCACACCGGCGGGTGCAGCCGCCGCCCGACCACAGCTCCCACCACTGGCTCAGCGCCTGGCCCGGGATGATGAGCACGCGCAGGGCATCGGCCTGGGTGAACACCTCGTACTCGCCCTCGCGGCCCTCCCAGGGACGCACCTCGCCGCCGTAGATGCCGGCCACCGCGGCCAGGCGCACCTCGTCGCGGCTGGTGAGGCGCCACGCCTCCAGCTTGCTGGGCCGGCTGCGGCCGCCGGCGGTGGGCACCTGGGCGCCCATGCGAATGCGGCCCACCTCTTGCAGCCGCTGCTGCAGGTCTAGAATCGGGCTCATGCTGCCCTCCCTCCTTCGCGGCCGAACAGGGCCTCGGCCTGGGTGTAGTGCGGGCCGCAGTATGGCAGCCACGCACAGTGCGACGGCCGCTGGTGCGTGGCCGCCTTGGTGCAGCCGCGCACGATGCACTTCCCGTCGTTGTTCACCACGGGCCGCACCACGTGCGGGTTCAGCAGGTTGATGTTCACTCGGTTCCTTTCAGGGGCCGCTGTACGGGCCCGGTAGGTGTAGCGGGCAGGCTGCGCATCCACTCATCCCAGCTCAGGCCGTCCTCGCCCACGGTGCCCGACAGGATGCCCTCGGCCACCATGGCCTGGGCCTCCTCGAGCACGGCTTGCTCCTGGCTGGCCGGCGGGGCCAGGGGCGGCCCGATCACAGTCTTGCTCAGGTCCAGCACCCAGCGGGCCACCTCCCGGGCGTACAGGAACGTGTTCCACACCGCGTCGTCTATGCGCACCGCGTGCAGCTGGTAGTCCACCGGGCTGACCATGAGGGCCAGGGCGCCCTGCACCTTGGGCATCTCCACGTACGGCATGTCGTCAGCCCAGGTGTAGTACCGCCGCCGGCGCACCTCGCTGATGCGGCTGGGCCCGGTGCCCATGCGCTCGGCGCGGGCGTAGGCGCACAGCTGCAACGCCACGGTGTCGTAGGGCGGCCGGCTGCGGGCCTCGGGGCCGTGGTCGGTGGTCTTGTAGTCCAGCACGCACACCTGGCCGTCGAGCTCCACGATGGCGTCCAGCGTGCCGGCGTAGCTGTAGCCCAGGTTGTAGACAGGCGCCTCGGCCGCCAGGTACTTGGGCTTGAACGCGTCCAGGAACCGCTGGAACTGCTCCACGTGCTGCTCGCTGCCGGGCACGGGCGGCGGCGCCGGCGCCCCCAGGGCCAGGGCCTGGGCGTGCGCGTGCATGGCGTTGCCCCGGTCGGCGGCCTTGCCGCTGGTGCGCCAGCGGCTGTCCTTCAAGAGCTTGACTGCCGCCTCGCGGTCGCTCTCGGCCAGGGGCAGCCACGCCTTGCGCTGGTCCACGGCGTACTCGGCCACCACCTTCACAGCCCACCCCATCAGGGCGGGCTTGGGGATGGCCATGCCCAGCAGCTCGGTGACGCTCCATAGGCGGGTCTCGCTCATGCGTTGCTCCTCTCGTAGGGATGGTGGCGGGCGGCCGGCGCGTTGGCTGCAAACCTTTGGCCGGCCGCCCTATGGGCCACCTGTGCCAGCGCCGCCCCACCCAGGGCAACGGCGCCGGCGGTGTGGAGGGTAGCGGCTATGCCGCCTCCCTCCACTGGCTTGCGCCCACACCGCAGCATGGGCACTCCTCGGGGCTGGCCCAGGCCGTGCCGCTCATGGTGTGCAGCACACCCTCCCAGGTGTGCTCGCACGCCAGGCACTGCCACAGCACGGGCCGCCGGTGTTCCACGTCGGGCACGGGCCACATCAGTCGATCACGCCCAGCTTGCGCAGGTCGTTGCGCAGGCGCACCTCGCGGCCGTTGCGCAGGTGCGGGCTGTTGGGCAGCCCGTAGGGCATGCCGCCGGGCTTGCGCACCAGCTGGCCGTCCGGGCCCTCGATGTTGTATTTGCCGCTGGCGCCCACCAGGCGGTAGCCCTGGCGGAACTCGCGCACCAGCATGCGCACCACCTTGCTGCCGGCGACCACCTCACGCGACATCGTGCACCGCCTGGGCGGCCGCCAGCTCGGCGGCCATGCGCACCTCGGCCTGGTGCAGACGAACCCGGGCCGCCTTGGCCTTGGCACCTCGACGCTCGCAGCCCTTGCTGTCGGTGCCGCAGTAGCGGGCCCCGGTGTGGCTGGAGTAGACCATGTTGCCGGCCGTGCTGTGCCGGCCGCAGTAGCCGCACGGGTACGTGGGCTCGGTACTGCGGCCGGCGCGGGGTGCTGCTCGCACTGCACGGCCGGCTAGTTCCCCCCCGGCATGGCCTTCAGCAGCGACCGCTTGCGGGCCGCCGCCCGGCAGTAGGCGGTGAACGCCTTGTGGTGTTTCTCCATGGTGGCCTCGGCCTTGGCCAGCTCGTCGCCGGCGGCGCCCTTCTTGGCAACGCGGGCCTTCTTGTACGCCTTGTAGCCGGCGGCGTACTTCTCCAGCTCGGGGGCCAGCTTGTCCAGCTCGGCCTGCAGGTCGGCGGGCGTTGCCGGCACCGGGGCCTCCGGCGTCTCCACCGGCGGCTCCACCGGCGGCGTCTCGGTGGTGTTGGCAATCGCGGCCACGATGCCCTGGGGCGTGCGCCCCGGGTTGGTGCTGTGCTGCGCCCTGCGGTGCCGGGCCAGGTTGCCCTTGCTCACGGTGTGCCCGCAGTCGGGGCAGGTGGTGGTGTTGCCCTGCATGGTGCTCCCTTCGGGTTGGCTGTGCCACCAGGCCATGGGCAGGGTGCCCTTGGCGTGGCACAGCGGGTACTCGCCGTAGCTGTCGGCGAGAATGTTCGCCTCGTCCTCGTGCAGGCGCTTGCGCGGCCTGTAGGCGTGGCGGTGGAAAGCGTTGGCGGCCACAGCCCATGCCTGGTCGTAGCTGGTGCAGCCGCCGCCGAACGCGCCGGCGCGGCTGCCGCCCACCAGGTACTCGGCGGCGTGCAGGTCTGCCCACCGCTCGGTCTGCATGGCGTGCACCAGCTCGTGCCACAGGGTGTGCGTGGCCTGGGCGGTGGTGCGGTAGCCGCTGATCGTGATGGCGTGCTCAAAGCCACCGTCGGCCAGGCGCCAGCGGTGGCAGCCCACCACCCGGTAGCCGGCGGTGAACCGCAGCACCACCGGGTGGCGAATCTCGAGCAGGTCCATGGCGGCCCGCACCGCACCGGCGCTGATGTCCCAGGCGCGGTGCCGGTGGGGCTGGCCGTTGGTGCTGGGCAGCAGCAGGCGGGCGGTCATGCCTGGCCTCGCAGCCACAGGTACGTGGCGTTCCACTCGGGGTGCTGGGCCACGCGCACCTGGGCCAGCGTGGTGCCCAGGTCTACGCGCAGGTCGGCGCCGGCTACGGCCAGCACGGCCGCGGTGCAGCTGCGGCACGCACAGTGCCCGCCCAGGCTGGTGGTGGCGTTGCCGCCGCAGCCTTCGCACAGGCGGGCGGTCACGACGCCACCGTGATGCTGTAGTAGCCGTTGGCCGCCGCCCACTGCACTGCCTGGCGCTTGCACGCGCTGTAGGTGCCGTGTGCGCTGAACTGGTCGATCTGCTGGCCGGCGGTGCCGTTGTCGGCGTGCTCAAAGATCCAGCCGCCGGTGCCCCGGGGCATGCGCCCGTGCGCGAACTGGTAGCCGCTGGTGCTGACCCGCACCTGGCTGGTGCGGATGCCCCGGGCCCGCCGCACGCCGACCCGCGTGTACCGGCCCACGTGCAGGTCGGTCAGGCCGTTGGTGCGGGCCCAGCCCTGGGCCTTGGCCCGAGCCTCTTCGTAGCTGCCAGCCACGGTGCTGAACACCACGGTGGCGCCCATGAACAGGGCCGTAAAGGTGTAGGTGGTGGTGGGCATGTTGCCTCCCTGGGTGAGGCCGGCGGTGCCGGCGGTGTTTAGGTTTGCAGCCATGGGTTGACCATACAGCCGCCACCGGCTGGAAACGGGTTGCCCACGCGGGCCCCCGACAAAAAACCCGCAATTTGCGTCTTTTTCGTGCAGCTGCCGCCCGCCCGGTGGGCTAGGGTGCCGCGCACCTAGACAGGGCCCCCAGCCCCCAGGCCGGCGCAGGTAGTGCCGGCCGTGCACGTGTACCCGCGGGCTGCTGGGCCGACACCCGTAGGAAGGGAGCCGCATGCGCAAGCTCGTCCCGCTCGTAACCGCCTTGGCTGTAGCCGCCGCCCTAGGGGCCGCCGCCGGCCAGGCCACACACCGCACCACCGCCGCCGCCCATTGGGTGCCGGCGTGCACCGCCGCCCTACACGAACAGCCGCCGGCGCACCATCACAAGGCGTGGCTGGAACGCGACCCGCGCAGGGTGGGCTGCTACCTCAACGCCCTGGCCGGCTGGGCCACCGAGTGGCCTTGCCTCGACAGGCTGTGGGGCCCGCTCGAGAGCAGCTGGCAGGTGACCGCCGACAACCCGAACTCCGACGCCTACGGCATTCCCCAGGCGCTGCCCGGCAGCAAGATGGGCCCCGGGTGGGAGTCGAGCGCCTGGGTGCAGGTGCGCTGGGGCCTGGGCTACATCAGGGGCCGGTACGGCAGCCCCTGCGGCGCCCTGGGCTACCGCCTGGCGCACGGGTACTACTAGGCCACAGCAGGCGGCCCCGAACGCCCGGAGGGGTTAAAGGCGTTCGGGGCCAGCGCAGCTGTACCCGCCCCATGGCGAGCGGGGCTAGCCCTCCCTGGGGCCGATGACCGTGTGCTGGCCGTCAGAGGGGACAAGGTTCACGGGGCCGAGGGCCAGCACCGCCCGGGCGCCGGCGCCCACGGCACCCACCAGGGCCGCCATCCACACAGCCTTGTCAAACTTCCAGTCGGGCGACTGGCCCAGCCCGGTGAGCAGCGGCACGAGCGCCCCGAAGAACGCCACCAGGAACGCCACCACCAGCTTCTGCCAGAAGAGCCTGTTGATCATCGTGCCTCCCTCGTTAGCAGTGCAGCCCGTCCAGGGCCTTGGTCGTTACGCGCTCGCTGGCCAGCTGGGCCACCAGGAACCCGCGAGTGATGCCCACAGGCCCGAACTGAAACCTGTCCAGGTGCGGGTGCTCGCGCAGGAACTGCTCGGTGCTGTTGGCCCTGGCGTCCACCTCGGCCCGCAGGCTGCACAGGGCGTCATGGGTCTGCAGCGACAGGAACAGGTACGCGGCACACAGCCCGGTGATGACCACGGCCAGGGCCATGTTCACAATGGCCTGGGTGCGCGGGCTTGCCGACATCCTGTCCGCCCAGCGCATGGTGCCGCCGCCTACACCCACAGCAGCCACAGCCCAATATCAACGCCCAGCAGCCCCACCGCTAGTCCTGCGATGACCCGTTCGACTTGCGCACGGCTATGTAGTACCCGGCGGCCGGCCCGAATAACAGCCCGGAGGCAACGCCCAGGAACGCCACCACCACCGTGCCGTCCAGCGTGCGGCCCACCGCCTCCGCCACTATGAACGACACCAGCAGGCTGAACACAATGAGCAGCGCGGCCACCCGGGAGATCAGCAGCCACGTCACGGTCCTTGGAGTGGGGGTTGTCACTCACTCGCCCTAGCTGCTCTCCCTGCGGCCAGGTGCGGCCCAGGCGACGGCACGCCCGAGCGCACTCAACTCATACCTCGGCGGGCGGCCAGGAACTTCTTCTCCCGCGTCCACCACGCGGACGGTATGCGGGCCGGCAGCCCCTTGGGCCGCAGCCCCGGCTCCTGCTGGTGCCCACGGAACTCGCCTTCGCCCAGGTACCAGCGCAGCCACGCCCAGAACGGATCGATCTCGGGCAGGGGTGGCGGCACCGGGTCGGGCAGCATCAGGCGGTGGCACGTGGCCACACCGCCCTGGCGGGCATGCTCCGTCGAGTATCGGATGAACTCGGGGGCGCCCTCCCACCCGTTCGACCACAGGATGGGGTCGTTGCCCGGCTGCCGGCACAGGGCCATGTGGTGCGTGCCGCCGGCGGGGCCGTACACCACCGGGTCACCCACGCTCATGGCGCTGGCGCCGCCCGGGAGAATGGCCAGGTGGTCGTAGCACGATTCGGTGTTGCCGTAGCCGTCAAAGGCGCCGGCGTGCAGCGGGTTGGGGGCGCCGGCCAGGCGGCACACGATGGCACTGCCGGCGCTGCAGTCAGCCCACACCGTGCCGCCCACCGCGTCCTCCCAGGTGACGTGTGCGCCGCACGGGCGGAATTGCGCGTAGTGCCAGCTGCCAGCGTTGCGCACGGTGGCGTCCATAAGGGCGGCCATGCGGGTGCGCACCTGGCTGGTCATACGCCAATCGCAATCTTGCCGGCGGTGAGCTTGGTCTCGCACGTGGCGCCGGCGCTGCCGTTGATCGTGGTGAGCGCCAGCGTCTGCGAGCTTGTCATGTCCACCGCGGTGACGGCCCTGCCGTACATGACCCTGCCCGACAGCGCGTTGGATGCAAGCCGGTACACGCCGGCGCCGGTGGTGAGGTTCACCTCGGTGCCGTCGAGAATCCACCCGGCAAATGTGGTCACCTGCGAGTTCGTGGCGCCCAGCTGCTGGATATTGAAGGTAAGGAACCCAGCGCCGCGGGTGCCCGACGACTGCAGGTTGGGGCCGGCGCCGGTGTCAATTGCGGTGGTCGCGCCAATCTTGAGCTTTAGCCGTGGTGCCGACACAGCACCGCCCGTGGTGTTCAGCACGTCAAAGTCCGCCCACCCGTAGCACCGCTGATTCGACCCCATGGCGTTGGCCGGGATGACGATCTCACTGTTGAACAGGTCTGTCTCGGCCACCGTGGTGTTCACCGTCTTAACGGTGGTCTTGAAGTCGAAGAACGGGGTGTTGTCCCGCACATAGGTGTTCATCATTAGCGCCGTTAGTACGTCGCCAACGCTCCATGTGGGTGGTGCTGTCCAGTCGGCCATGCCTGTCCCTTTCTACCCGTTGGGGCGGCGCCCGCCGCCGGTCACCATGCCCACACGTAGGCCACGCTCTGGCCGCCGGCGCCGCCCAGGCCACCTGCCGCCGAGCCGCGGCCACCGCCGCCGCCACCGCCGCCGCCCAGGCCGCCCGGCAGGCCGTCGGCGCCGGTGCCAGCTGCGTTGCCAGCGCCACCGTCGCCGCCGGCGCCACCGTGCACCGAGTTCCCGGGCACGTTGTTGCCGCCGCCCGCCGAGTACGACGGGCCGCCGCCGTTGCCGCCACCGCCAGCGGTGCTGGATGCGCCGGCGCCGCCACCGCCACCGCCTTGCATGGAGCCGCCGCCATCGGCGCCTGTGGTGCCGCCGGCGCTGGTGATGCCTGCCCCACCACCGCCGCCGTCAATGGCCACGCCACCCGCACCGCTGCGGCCGCCGCCGGCGCCCTGGCCCACGTTGGCGTCGGTGTTGAACCCGAGCAGGCCGGGTGCGCCGCCCGTGCCGGTGGGGCCCGAGACGCCGGCGCCAGCTATGCCGCCGCCACCACCGCCGGTGCGGGCGCTGCCGGTGGCGCCGTACTCGCCGCCGCCGCCGCCGTAAGCCGTCACGCCCATGCCGGGCGTGGCCGGCGACGCCAGAGCGGTGGTGCCCACGCTGCCGCTGTTGCCGCCAGCTATGCCGCCAGCACCGCCCGCTGTGTTGGTGATCGTGAGCGAGCCGCCCATCTCGGCCACCAGCCACGTGCGGTCGACCACGCTACCGCCGCCGCCGCCACACCCACCGTTGTTCGTGGTGGCGCTTGCGCCGCCACCACCAGGCCCGTAGAGCCTGACGCGCACCCAGGTAACACCTGGGGGAATGGTGTAGACGGTGGCGCCCAGGGCGGTGATAATGGTCTCGGCGGATACGGAGGCGGGCAGCCACCCGTTGATGCGGTCGTACACGTAGACCTTCTGCGTGTCCTGCGCAATTGCCCGGACGCCGTCGGGCACCAGCGTCTGCAGCAGCAGCTCCGCCTCGGTCTCGAAGTACCACACGCCATCCAGCAGCCTCATGCGCCCACCTTATTCGAGTTCAGCTTGCCGTACACGCTGTCATTCAAGATCAGCCAGTTCCGCTGGTCGGCCGGCCACAGCGCGAACGTGAACACCGACTTCTTGGGGTCCATGAGGTCGATCTCCACGGCAATGTGCTGCACGATGTATTCGCGGGTGTCGGTGCCGCCGCCAGGCGGGTGCTGCACCACCGTCACCCGGTCGCCCGGGTCGCGGGGCAGGCACGCCTGCCACGCCCCGGTTGAGGTGCCCGGCATCACCCGAATGGAGTCGAGGCGGTCGAGCGGGTCTTTGTAGTGCGCCAGCCGCCACTCCAGGTTGGTCAGCACGTTGTCGTCCGTGGTGAGCAGCGACTGGATCTGACGAATACGGCGCAGGTACTTGGCCTGCGATGTTAGGTCGATAGCGGTCTGCGTGATACCACCGGGGCGGGTGCCCGTCCACTCGTTGATGATGAGCTGCTGGTCGTAGGAGGGCTGGGCGCCCTGGTAGCCAATGTCGGTGGACAGCAGCGGCTGGTCGGTGAACGTGGCCTGGCTGGTGGTGTACGGCGACTGCGTGGCCGTCCAGCGGTCGAGGAACTTCAGGTAGCCGCGGCCGTCAATGAACATCAGGCCCTCCTCGCCGCCCTCGCCGCACACTTGCTGCAGGTGGTCGAGCGACGAGATCGAGTCGCCGGGCTGGAAGGTCTGTGCCGCCACCAGGTCGCGGCCCGGGCCCAGGGCCCGCAGGGCTGCCGGCCACCCCACCGTGTCCAGCACGCGGCCGGCCCTGGTGCCGGTCAGCTCGGTGGGGAACGCCAGCGGGCCGCCGCCGGCCAGGTGCGTCTCTGCCATGGCGGTGCTGACGGTGCCGGTGCCGTTGGAGCCCACGGCCAGGGCCACCAGCACGCGCCTGGGCGCCGTGGTGTCCGCGTTGATGGCGGTGATGATCTGGTTGGCGGTGAAGCCAGCTGTGCCCAGGTCGATGGCCACGCGGTGCGACGACACGTTGATTTGCGGCAGGGCCAGGGTGTGCGAGGTGATGCGGTACACCACGCTCACTTTGTTGCCCTCGGCGCCGGGCTTTACCGAGAGGAATGTCAGGTCTTTGTTGCCGCCCAGGGCGGTGGTGAGTGACGCCTTGGTGGGCTGCAACATGAGCCGCGACAGGATCTCGAACCCGTCCACCGTGGTGATCACCCGGTCGGCGTAGTTTGGCCCCTCCCGGTGGCGCTCCCACGACTCGACGTAGTGGGTCATGAGGTTGTACGTGCTGCCCAGGGTGGCGGTGGCCTGGAACGGCACCAGCGGCACCTGGTTGGGGTAGACCGGGCTGCTGGCGTAGGTGGAGTCGAAGTAGCGGTCGCGGTCGTTAAGGGTGGCGCCGCCCTCGCCGGTGTCGGTGCGGTCGAGTTCGTGCAGCCGGCCCCTGCTGTATTTGAGCTTGCGCCCACGGCTGCTGATGTCGGTGTACGTGTAGCTGGCGTCGCCGGGCCTGTTGCCAAAGGCGGCGCCCAGGAAGAAGGTGGGGGTGGCCACCTAGTACCCCAGGGCGCCGTTGCGGCCGGCGTACTTGGCCAGCTCGCGGCTGATGTGTGGGCGCAGGTCCTTGGCCACCTGGGCGGGGTTGCCACCGATCATGGTGCCCACGTTCAGGTGCACGGTGACGCCGCCGCCGCTGCTGGCTGAGCGGCCGCCCTTGCCGCCACCGCCGCCGCCGCTGCTGCTGCTGCTGGCCGGCGGGGCCGGCGCGGGCTGCCCGCCCACCGCGATGACGGCGTTCCGGAGGGCGGCGGCCAGCTCCTTGGCTGCCTGGGCCGTCTCCTTCATCCAGTTCGCGGTCTTCTCGTGGTGTTTCACCAGGTCGGCCAGCACATCGTTCAGGTGCTTCTGCAGGGCGGCCCGCTCCTTGGCCACGTCGGCGTCATGCTTGGCCTGCTCGTCCTGCGCCTTGCGCCCCAGGTCGCCCTCAGTCTGCGCCCGGATCGCATCGGTGAGCGCGGTGTTGGTCTCGGCCAGGTGTGTGTTGGCGTCCACCACCGCCTGGTTGGCTGCCGCAATCTTGTCCGGGTCGCCGGTGGCCTGGGCGTCGGCCAGGCCGCTGAGCGCATCCGTGACGCCCTGGGACGCCACGTTTACGTCGCCCTTGGCCTTGTCCACCGTGTCCTGCTCGGACTTGATCTGGTCCTGCCGCTGCATGAAGTCCAGGGTGGCCTGCCATTTGTTCTTCCACTTGGCCATGCGGGCGTCGAATTTGGCCAGGGCCGCCTCCGCGCTCTTGTCAAAGGCGTCGACGAATGACTGGCGGGCTTGCACCACGGCATCGTGTGCTGCCTTCATGGCCTGCTGCAGTGCTGTGCGGGCCTGCTGCACGATGCTGGGCGTGCCCTGCAGCAGCCCCTGCACCACGGCTGCCGCGCTCGAGAGCCCCAGCTTCTTGTATTCGTTGATCAGGTCCACCAGCTGGCCGGCCTGCATGTGCGCCTTCAGCGAGTTCTTGGCCTGCTCCACGGCGTTGGCGGCGGTGCCCATGCCGGCCAGGATGCCCTTGGCGATGCCCTCCATGAGCGGCTTGCCGGTGTTGGCCGCCGACCAGTCGTCCGGGTTCGAGCCAAAGGCGCTGCTCCATGCGCTCTTGATCCAGCCCTTCACGCGGTTAATGACGGCCATGAGCTTGCCGAACGCTGCCTCGATGCCGTCGATGATTCCCTGGATCAGTGCACGGCCGGCGGCCGCGGCGTAGCCGTAGATCTCCGAGGCGAAGCCGATCATGGCGCCCACCACCATGGTCAGGAACCCCAGCACCACGCCGCCGATGTTGCGGATCGGGTCGATGATGCCGTGCATGATGCCCTGGCCCACGGCCCGGGCAGCGTTGCCCACCGCCCCTACGGCGCCCTGCACGGCCGACACGATGTCGCGCCACACCACGCCGGCCACGGCAGCAATTGCCATCCACACGCCCTGCCAATACAGCTTGATCGCTGTGAGCCCGGCGGTGATGACGTTGCGCACGGTGGCAATGGCGTACGTCACCTCGGCCTTAATCATTTGCCACACGCCCGAGAAGATCTGGCCCAGCCCCTGCCACACCCGGGACCAGTCGCCATGGATCAGGCCCATGACCACGTTAATGACGCCGCGTATGACGTTCATGGCGCCCTGGATGTATGCCTTCACGAATTCCCACACGGCACGCACCTGCGCCATGATCGGGCCGCCGAACTGGCCCCAGATGGCCAGCACCGCCTGCACGCCGGCCATGACAATGCTCTTGACCTGGCTCATTACCTGCATGGTGATGGCGCTGATTTGCGACCAGTGATCGCGGATGGTGTCCACCACCGCCTGGATGTACGGGGTAATGAATTGCACGGCCACGGCAATGCCCTGCAGGGCGGCCACGATGCCGCGCACGGCACCGCCCACGATCATCGTTATTTGCGGCCAGTGCGCGTTGATCCAGTTCATGAACCGCTGCAGCGACGGCAGCAGGGCCGTGCCGATCTTCTCCTCCATGGCGGCCAGCTGGGCGTGGAACTGCGCCATGCCGCCGGCGGCCGTCTCCGAGAACCCCTTGCCGGCGCCCCTGATCTTCACGGCCAGGGCGTCCACATATGCCTGGCCGGTGGCCAGCTTGTCCTGCACCTTGGCCAGCGCCAGGGCGTGCCGGCCCGCCTCGGTGGCGGACGTGACGTGGGCGGCCTTCAGCTTGTCCACGGCGGCCGTAACGGGCGGCAGCACAATGCCGAACGCCTTGGCTGCCCTGGTGGCCCCGGTGTGGAGCCGGATGATCATGGAGGCGGCGTCGCCCATGGCGATGCCCTTGGAGCGGGCCAGGTCCTGCGCGATGGTTAGGTCGTGGGTGGCCTTGGTCCAGTTCTCGCCGCCCTGCACCAGCCTGGTGAGCGTGTCGCGGGTCTGCTCGTTGGTGAACCCCAGCTTGCGTGCCGAATCCTCCGTCTTGAGCACGCTGTCGCTGTTGGCGTCCATGGCGATCTTCTGGTTAATCATGGCCCGGGTTAGCTGCTCGTTTGAGTCCTGCGCGTCCATGGCGGCCTTCACGGACTTGACGCCCACCACGGTGGCCAGGGCGGCCACGCCCACCACGCCCAGGGCGGCGGCCTTGCCCACCGCCATCATGGCGCCGCCCATGCGCGACCCGAACCCGGTGGCCTCCGCGCTGGCGTTGTGAAGCGACCGCGAGAACGCGGCGCTGTCGCCGATGATCTCTACGCGCAGGGTGCGTGCCACTAGCTACTCCTCATCGTGCCACGTGTGGCAGCGGTGCATCTGCGCCGGCGTGAGCCCTGCCAGGTCGTGGGGCAGCAGGCCAAAGAAGTGACCTAGCCCCGGGTCCCAATAGCTGGGGGGCCACTCTCCTGGAGGGCCCCACCGCCGCTCGAAGTCGTGCCAGAAGGCGGCTTCGTCTCGCTGTCGTTTGCGCCGGCGGCGGGCAGCTTCGGCGGGGGGAGCAACGCCTCCTCCGCATCCTCGGGCCGGTCGCCAATTGCGAACGCCATGGCGCCGGCGGGCGCCGCCCACAGGGCGTCCACGGGTGCCACCTTGCCGTGCCGGGCCATCACGATCATGGCCAGGGCCACCAGCAGGTCGTTGTCGCCGGCCGCGAACGCCTCCTCGATCTCGCCGGCCCGCACGCCGGCCACGGTCTTGATGGTGTGCAGCTCGCCGTTGGTGAAGCCACGGGTGTCGAAGTCGAACGGGTACGTGCCGTCCAGCCCCGGGATGTTGGTAACGGTCAGGGTGTCCTCAGCCATGGTGTGGTGCCCTCCTTTAGAAGCCGGCCGCCAGGCCCAGCTTGTCGATGGTTACTTCCAGTGACGCGACGATTCCCTCGGTGTGCTGCTCCAGCGCCGGCACCAGGCCCTTGCGCATCTGCAGCGCACCGTAGTCCCCTCGCTTGCCCGTTACCTTGCGGGCGTTCTGGTACACGTAGGCGCCCCTGGCCAGCACCTTGGGCACGATGGTGCCCAGGCTGGCGCCCTGGTATGCCGAGATGAGTTCGCGGGCTGTGCTGGCCACGGGCTGCGCGGCTTCCAGCAGGTCGGCGCGTATGGCCGGCCCCAGCTCGTGGTCGATCTTCATGAACGCCTTCTCGAGCTCCACCAGCCCATGCACCACGATGGCCATTAGGTCAGAATCCTAACGGTGAAGTCGGCCCCGATGTACGGGCCCTTGCCCTCCGGTGCGTAGATCTGCTCGCCGGTGCAATCCACCACGTACAGGCTGTCGCAATTGCCGCCCAGGGTGCGGTCGGCTTCCACAGCTGTGAGCACTGAGTCCGGGCCGCTGGCGTCGAGGAACCGCTCGAGCCTTTTCTGCCCGCCAATGTCGGTGGCCAGGGACGCCAGCACCGTGACCATTAGGTCCAGGTTGTCGGCGCGGCTGGTGGTGCCCATGGTCTGGTGGTACGTGATGGGTCCGATCCACACGTACCCGCAGGGCGGGCCGGCGTTGGCCAGCCGGTACGCCGACCATTGGGCGCTCTGGATTGCGCTGAGGTTGGCGGCCAGGCCGGCCCGCAGCGCCTCCATTGTGATCACGCGAAGCTAGCCCCCATGAACGGCTGCAGCAGCGCCTGCACGTCCGGGTCGGTGCGGGCAATGCGTGCAGCTGTGTCGATCCCGATGGACACGATCCCGAACGGCGCCTCGCGCTTGCGCTTGAGCAGGCGGCTGGCCAGCAGGGTGCAGGCGTCCACCACCTGCGCCGGCGGCGCCGTCCACCCGAACTTGCCGGTGATGCGGATGCCGCGGGGCCAGCTGGGGAACAGGTACGTGGCCCTGGGGTTGCGGGCAATCATGCGATAGGGCTTGCCGTCCAGGGCGTTGTTGTACGGCTCGAGGAAGTATTCGGCGGCGCCCCACACCTGCTGGTACGTGCCGGCGCCGTTGGCGTCCGTGGCCAGCTCCGTGATCGAGATCAGGTCGCCTGTCTTGATGCGCTGGGTGCGCGTGGCCATGCTCATGGGCCACCCGTAGGCGGCCTCGGCGCGGCCCAGGTTGAAGTACCGCACCTCGTCGGCGGCGGTGGTGTAGAACCGCGTGCTGCACATCTCGTCGATGGCGCGGCTGGCGGCGCCCAGGGCGGCCTGCAGGTCCTGGTCCAGGTAGGCGCTGCCCTGCACCTCGAGGGTGCGCTTGGCGGTGGCCAGCGTGACGTAATTGTGGTCGGCGGCCAGGGGCAGGTCTGCCGTAATGCAAATGACCAGCGGGCTGTCGTTGGGGAATGTCTGCTTGGTGGCGTCGGCGTAAGTAACCTCCCACGATGCGACGTACCAGCCGGCGGTGTCCGTGTCCGCCGCCTGCCACGAATACTTCACCACGCCGTTGGTGTTGGGCGCCACGATGGTGGCTGCCGCCCCGGAGATCTTCACGGCGCCGCCGTTGATGGGCTGCATGGTGAACTTGACGCTGGCGCCGGTGAGGTTTACCGCCGCCCCGGTGGCCGTCTCGAGCGTCTGTTGAATGGCCGAGGCTGTGTCGCCCTGGCCGATATAGAAGTCCGCATCTGGCACTAGATCACCCCTGTGTCTCCGGGGCCACCGCTGGCCCCTGTGGGCCCGCCGCCGCCCTCGGCATCCGTGGGCCCCACCCGGCTGCTGCGTGTCCTGCCCAGGGCGCCCATAGCTGCAGTGACCATAGCCGACCCGACGGCGACGGTCCGCTTGGTTACCTGGCCCGCGAATTGCGTGGTGGGTACCAGCACCATGGTGGCCAGGGCTGTGGCGCCGGCGGCCAGCGTCTTGCGCACCTGCCTGGTGATGGTGGCCGCCACGGTGGCCGGCGCGGCCAGCACCTTGCCCACCTGCCTGTTGATCGCCCCGGTGCTGGTGGCGGTGGCGGCCAGGGCCTTGGCCACGCTCTTGGTGATGGTGGCGGTGGTGGCCGGCATGGCGGCCACCAGGGCCTTGGCCACCTGGCGGCGCATGGTGCCCGTCACGGTGGCGTTGGCCACCAGGGTGAGCAGGAACGCCTTGGTGGCCGACAGCAGCCCGGTGACCACGGCGGTGGTGGCCGTGAGCTTCTTGCCCACGCTCTTAATGATGCTGCCAGTGCTGGTGGCCGTGCCCACCAGGTGCAGCCCCACCTGGCGCACCATGCTGCCGGTGGCGGCCGGCAGCGTGACGGTCAGCACCTTGCCCACCCGCTTGACGATCAACGCGGTGCTGGTAACGGTGGCGGTGAGGGTGAGCAGGATGGCCCTGCTGGCGGCCATGACGCCGGCCACGGTGGCGTTGGCCACCAGGGCCTTGGCCACCTGGCGCACCATGGTGCCCGTGGCGGCCGGTAGGGCGGCGAGCAGCACCTTGCCCACCTGGCGGGCCATGGTGGCCGTCACGGGCGGCAGCGTGGCTGCCAGGGGCTTGCCCACGCTCTTGGTGATGGTGGCGGTGGCGGCGGGCAGGGTGGTGGCCAGGTGCAGCTGCACGCTCTTGACCAGCACGCCGGTGGCGGCGGGCAGCGTGACGGCCAGTGTCTTGGCCACCTGGCGCACCATGGTGCCCGTGGCGGCGGGCAGCGTTACGGCCAGGGTCTTGCCCACCGTGCGGGTCATGCTGGCCGTGGCCGGCACCACGTCCGCCGTAAGCGTGAGCGGGTTGGTGATGCTGGTGCTGCCCGCCCAGGGCGGCGGCGGCGTGTGGACAACGATGGGGGCTTGGAACGGCACCTAGGCGTTGCGCCGCATGTAGACCAGCGGCAGCCCCTTCTTGGGCTCGTTGCCGGGCAGGATGGTGCCGCCGCCCACGTTGATGAGCGGCATCTGGGTGGAGAACTTGCGAATGCCCAGCTTGCCCGGCGCCTTGTACGTGGCGTCACCCACCGACGCCTTGGGCACGCCGTTGATGTACGCGGTAATGGTGCCGCCCACAATGCTGGCGCCCAGCGTGTCCGAGAACACGTAGGCGCCCACGTTTTGGGCGGGCAGGATCGTGACGAACGTGGTGGAGTTATCGATGCGCTGGATTGTCACCTGGTCGCCGGACACGGAGAAGAACACCAGGTAGCCGGTAACACCGGCCACGCCCGGGCTGTTGATGCGCAGCAGGATGTTGGTGCCGAAGTCGGTGCCGCCGGTGCCCACCGTCCACAGCTCGCAGTCGGGGCCGTAGTCGGCAGCGGTGACGTTCGAGGAGTCGGACGCGCCGGCGCCCACCATTTGGTTGGTGAGGATCTTGAGGTTGAAGTCGGTGGAAATGAACTTCGCCGACCACAGCCCGCCGTTGGTTAGCGGGTTCTCGTCCGCCCGCGTGCAATTGTCGATGACGGGCGTGAGCGGGAACACTGCGGGCTAGTTCAGGCTCCGCAGCAGCCACCACTGGCACGTGCTGGTGTTGGACGCGCTCGACGCCGACCACGTGAAGTTCATTGTGATCCCGCAGCCGGCGGCACCCTGCCCCGACGTGTCGATCGTGGCAGCTGTGGCGCCGATGTAAAGGTCGGCCACGAATTGGGTGTTGGTGACGGGCTGCCCGAACGAAGCCATGCCGGTGCCGTACCCGGTGCCCAGGGTGGCGCCAGGCGGCGCCGTGCGGATCGCGAACGTGAAATGGATGTAGTACGGCAGGGCGGTGGTGCCGGTGATCGTCGTCCACGTGGGCGAGGCGCCCAGCGTGATGTTGGTGGCCACCGTTGGCGACGAGCCCCACCGGGGCGTGACGATCAGGGTGGGCGTGGCGGTGTTGCCGTAGATGCCGCCGGCGCGTACCTCGTACACCTTGCCGGCGCGTGCATCGTTGGCCGGAATGGCACAGAACTGGTTGAGCATGGCCTGGGGTGTGGTGCCGTTAATGGTGTCGCCCAGGATGTTCAGCTCGGTGCCCAGCGTATTGCGGGCGTTGAATGCCGCGGTGTTCACGTCGTTGATGTCCATTGACGCGAACCCCTGGCGGGCCATTACCAGCCCCGGGTTCTCCTTGGCCATGCGCAGGTGGTGGCGTACCCGCTCCGGCGCCCTGGTGGCCAGCAGCCAATGCCGCTCCCAGGCGCCAAACACCTGCTGCCCGTAGGTGCGCTCAATGTCCACCAGCTCCTCGAGCCGGGTCTTGGTCATGGTGGCCATTAGTTATCGAACACTGCCTTAATGGTGAAGGCAATGGAGTCGCCGGACGCCAGGCCAATGGCGGTGAAGTCGCCTTTCAGGAACAGGTTGCCACCCGAGGCGGCGTCGAACAGGCCGGCGTTGGTGACGCTGCCGGCGCCGGTGGCGGTGCGCGTGCCCGTCACCTGGTACGTGTCGTTGGTGGTGGTGGTGGTTTGCCGCGTGCTGGTGCCCACGGTGTGGTCGGTGCCCGCCGACGTCGTTAGGTCAACCAGCTTCTCCGTGAACAGCGTGGTGTCTGCCACGGCTGCGGTGCCGGCGCCAGTGCCCCACCCAATGTTCACGGGCTCTGTGCCGGCGCCCTTAATTCGGTTGGTGACAATGTCCAGGCCACCGTCTACTACCTTAACCGCCATCGCTCAGTCCTTTCTTCAGCCGCCATAGCCACCGGCGGAACGGGTTCTTGTGGAAGTACGCTACCTCGCCCAAGTCCTCGACCGTTCCGTCGGCGCGGATGACAACGGCGCTGATCGATGCCTCCCGCAATTTGCCCTTGCCTGCGAGGTTCACTTGGCCTTCTTGCTCCTGGTGGTGGCCCTCTTGGCCGGCGGTGCGCCGGTCGTGCCCAGCAGCCGCAGCTGCTCGTCCACTGCCGCCACCCGGTCGGGTAGGTCGCGGGCCACGTAGCCGGCCCGCTCCTCGAGCAGGGCCTGCACCTTGGCTGCCCTGTATTGGTCTGTGCTCACTGCTGCCCTGCTCCTTTCGGTGGCCCTGGGGGGCCGTGGTGGCCCCCCAGGGTATTGCCAGCTGCGCCTAGGAGGTAGAGACGATGAGCCCCAGGGCGCTGTTGTTGCGGAACTCGACGCTAAACGTGCTGGCGTCGCCCACCTTGCCGTCCAACGGCGTGTACCCGAACATCAGGCAGCTGAGCCAGAAGGCGGGGTTGGTGGTTGAAACGACCGCGCTCGTCGGCCGGCACAGCACCGGGAACGGTGTGTTGGTGGTGGCGAGCGGGTAGAGCGTGGCGTGCACGGACGCTGCCGCGAAGTCGTTGTAGAAATCGACCTTCACGTTGGCGTCGCCCAGGCCACCGAGGTACTGTTTGTAGCTGGCGCCCATGGCGGTGACGTCCACGTCGTCTCTCGTGGTCTCCACCGTGAGCTTCTGCACGTGATCCGAGAGGGTCACGCTGTTGACGCTGAGAAAGGCGTCGGTGAGCACGAACTTGGCCATGTGCTACCGCCTCCTCTCTTAGAACGCCGGGGTTACCAGGCCCGTGCCGCTGATGATCGTGATGGACTTCACCTGGCGGTGCGGCACGAAGAACGAGTAGGCGAACAGCTGCAGCCTGACGAGCAGGTTGCCGCTGCCGATCTCCTCGAACATTGTCTGCCGGATCGGGCCCTCTGCGAACAGGACGTCGTCCACGAACAGCACGTAGATCTCGTCCTCGTTGGTGCCGGCGCCGTAGGTGACGCCGATGTTCGGATCCATCAGGACGGGCACGCCGCCAATCATGCCGGCGAATCCCTGGTCCTGAGTACCCAGCCCCTGGTACAGCCCGCCCTGCTGGAACAGCGGGAAGGTGCTGGACAGGTTGCTGGCAAGCCAGGCCGCACGCCGCGGGTGCATGACGATGAGGTTCGCCTGGCGGTAGCGGTTGCTCGCCACCTTCTGAATCGCGTCGTAGAGCTTGGGGAGCAGCTCTGCGGCGGTGGGTGTGCCGTCCGTGTACGCCACGGTGTTCGGCGACGATACGGCGCGGATGCCCAGGTGCTGGCCGTTGGCACCCGTGCCGGAGATCAGCTGGGTGTCGAGGGCCACGTCGTAGGCGCCGGCCAGGTCACGGTAGATCACCATGTCCATGCCGGGGTACGAGCGCTCCAGGGCCTGCCGGCTGATGTCGTTCTGGCCGGCGATGGTCACCATGCTGGCGGTGACCGTCTGCGTGTCGATGTCCGTCTCGGACACCGTGGTGTTCTCTGCCGTCATCACGGCCTCGGTCACGCCGGTCTGCACCTTGGGCACCGTGATGGTGAGCCCGGAGGGCGGGAACGGGAACGAGGGCACGCGGTTGGCGAACGGCCGGCCGGCGCGGGGCAGCTCTGCCCACTCGTCGGCCAGGTAGATGGGCGGAATGAAGCCGGCCGCCCCGGGGTCTGCGCTGGTGACGTCACGCTGCTGGAGAGTGTCCAGGGCGTGGACGGTGTTGCGGTGCAGCCGCTCGGCCGCATTCGGGTCCTGGTTCCGCCAGGTGCGGTACAGGTCCGAGAAGAACGACTCGCCGCGGTCGGGCCGGTACACGGCCTCCACGGTGCTGGTGCCAGCTGCGCGTGCTGACGCGGCCGGGTCGGCCGGCTCTGCCGGCTCCTCCGGGGTCTCGGGCTCGGCCTCGTGCGGGTGTGCTGCACGTGCCTCCGCTACTGCGGTGAGCCGGTCGAGGTTGGCGCGGCACCTCTCCACCTGGGCCTGGGCCTCGGTGAACTCGGTGTCGCGTGCCTCGAGCTGCTCCGCCGTGGCGTCCTCGGGGAGGGCCTCGATCGCGTCCGCCGCCGCTGTCATGCGCGTGACCGCGTCGTTGTACGCGGTACGTGCCTGTGCGATGGGGTTCATGCTTCCTCTCTTGCTGGCTTGTAGGTGGTGGTGGCAGCGCGGCTGCGTGCCCGCAGTGCCGCCAGGCGCCTACGCCCATCGCCCGCCCCCAGGTGCGAGGCAGGCCCGCCGCCGCCGGCGTGGCTGACGTCGGGTGCCGTCCCTGCTGTGTTGCCTAGCAGCGAACGGGGTAGCTGGCCCTGCTCTACGGCGTGCTCGAGCAGCGACCTCATGCCCGCATCGGTCTGCGGGTAAGCCGGATAGGTGGCCACGGTGGCGTCGTACAGGCCGTCCACACCGTCCTGGTTCACGGTGCGCATCACCTGGCCGTCCTCCGTTACCGCCCACGTGTCGCCGCCTTCGGCGACCGTGAATGCAAAACTCATCTGGTCAATGTCGCCGCGGCGCATGCTGGTGCGCAGGTCTGCCACCCAGCTAATGCCGGTGTCCACGCGGGCGAACACGTGCAGGCCGGTGGTGTCCTCGCGCAATTCCAGGGTGCCGCTGGCGGTGCGGGCCAGCACGTAGTTCGGGTCGTGGTTGAGCAGCAGGCGCACGTCGGGCTGGGTGCGCAGCACGGCGCGAAAGGCGCCTGGCGCCAGCATCTCCCTGAACCCGCCCAGGTCCTCGCTGGGCCTGTTGAACACTGCCGCGTGGCCGCGTAGCGTGGTCTCGCCGCGGCGCTCCGGGTCGCCGCTGTCGCGCCACTCGGCGACGTCCATGGGCACCGTAAAGGTGCGGCGCACGGGCGGCGGTGTGGTGGTAATGGTCACGGGCGGCTCCTCTCGCGAGTGTAGCGGGTCATACGGCGCCGGCCGGTTCCGGCGGCTCGGGGGGCGGCGCCGGCGCGGCGGCGGCCTGGGGGTTGGGGGCGCCGCCCACAGGGGTCATCTGCGGCACCATGCCCGGCGTCTTGCTGGGGTCGTCGGGGATGGGCGGCAGCGGGCCGCGGCCTTCCTCGGCGCGTGCCTCGTCGGGCAGCAGCGTGCCGTCCTGGATCTTCTCGTGAATGATGGCGGCACGGCGCACCGGGTCCACGAACGTCAGGTCGTTGAGGTCGAACCCGGGGTACAGCGGTGTGCTGCCAAACAGGTCGGGGTCGGCCTTTAGGGCGCCGGCAATGCGGGCCAGGCGTGGCGGCAGCTGCACGGCCAGGAACCGCTGCAGCCCTTCCTCGCGCTCGCCCCTGGTGCCCAGCATGCTGCCCAGCACAATGGGGTCGACGTCCATGATGCGGCCAATGTCATCGACGCCCAGCCGGCGGCCCTCGATGAACTGCGCGTCCTGCAGGTTGACCGGAATGGGCGTGATGGTTACGCCACCGCCGGCCACGAACGGCTTCCAGGCGTTGTCCACGCCGCCGTACTCCTGCTCAATGTCCGTCTTCCATTCGCTGGCCTGGTCGCGGCGCACGTTGTCCGGGAACACGAACGCCACGCCGGGGCGGGCGTCGTTCTGGAAGAACTTGCCCTCGAATCGCATGGCGGCCAGCTGCGCCCCCACCGGGTCGCGGTGCTGCCAGATGCGGCTCACGCCCACCAGGCCGTTTCCTAGGGTCTGGCCGCGCACGTGCAGGTACTCGGCGGTGGTGCCCTTAACGCCGGCCACCTCGATTATCTTGGTGCCGGTGGCCCGCTCGCGGTAGATGCGCACCTTGTCCAGCGGCACGGGCAGCAGCGCCACCACGCGGCCCTTGCTGCGCACCTTGCGCAGCACGGCGTTCTCCGTGGTCTCGAGGCTGGCCACCACATCCCACAGCCAGTCGAACGTGCTGCCGTCCCAGGGCTGGGCCAGCAGCTGCGCCTGCCAGGCGTCCTCCTGCTCCCGCTTGTCACCGCGGTAGCCCTGCCAGCAGCTCATGCGCAAGCTGGCCACCATGCCGGCCACGAACCGCACGGCGGCGCCCAGGGCGGGCAGCCCCACCGCCACATCGTTGGTCACGTACTGCCCGGTGCTGGTTAGGCCGCCGGCGGCCCACCGTTGCGGGCTGGTGTTGATCCCGCTAAAGGCGTCGCGTACCTCGCGCTCGCCCGCGTAGCGGGTCTTGATAATCAACGCAGCACCTGCACGAACACCACGCGCTCACGGGGCACCCTGACGGCCACGCCGTCGAGAGTAACAGTCCGGTCCACTCCCTCGACTAGCTGCGGCAGCTGAAGCACGTAGTGGCCAGCATGCCTGCTGGGCCATCCGGTTAGCAAACCTTCGAGGCTGGGCTGGTTGTCAGCTAGGTGCAATCTGACCAGACGCTTTCGTAGCAACGAGATCACCTCCTTCCGCGCCGGCCAGGTCTCTGGCAGCGAAATACGCGGCCGCATCGTCCAGCCGCACCTTGGCCCGGTCTTTGCGCCGGTGGTACGCCACCAGGGCGCCCTCGAGCCTGGCTTCCTCCTCCACCTGCTCGGGCCCGAATAGCGTGATGCTGCCGGGCCCGTCCGGGTTGTCAGCGATTACGTTCCAGTGTTTGACGTGGTATTGCAGCCCGGGCAGCAGCCGGTAGATGCTGCGGGTGCGCACCGTCCACTGCGTGCTCACGTCCGTGTGGCGGGCCAGCTTGGCGGTGGCCTCATCGGCCAGCATGTCCTGGCCGTCCAGCAGCGTGTACGTGGCCACGTGGTGCTGCGTCTCGGCCAGGGCTGCCCGCACCGTGTCCGCGTACACCTGCATGACCTGGAAGTCGCTGTCGAATACCAGCACCCAATCCTCCCCCGGGGTGCCCAGGTGCCGGCACAGGTCCAGGGCGGCGTTGCGCTTGGCCACCTCATTGCCGGCCCACACGTCGCGGGGCTGGTACACCACGCACCCGCAGCCGGCGGCCTCGGCGGCGGCCATGATGGCCTCGCGCTGCTCGGGCATGCTGTGGCTGCGGGCCCTGGGGTACAGCTGGTAGGCGCCGTCCACGGCCACGATGGTGTCGCACACCCTGCCGAAGCCGGCCACGCAGGCGGCCAGCCAGCTGGGCGACTCGTCGTACCAGATGAGCTTCCCGATGATCACGCTGCGCGTTCCAGGTGCAGCTCGGGGCCGCCCTCGCCCACCCGTAGGCGCATGGCCGGCGCCTTGTCGGCCCGGTTCCACTCCTCCTTCATGTGCCACACCAGGCCCTCGCGGGCCGCAGGGAACGGCGTCATGCCGGCGCGGTGCAGGTCCTGGCACACCACGAAGTCGCTGCAGCACCCGGGCGGGTACCCGCCATGTGTCTTGAACGGGAACCGCTCCCACAGGTGGGTGGCCATGCCCAGCAGCGAGAACCCGCTGAAGTAGGTGGGCACCGCCGCGGTGGGCCACTCCTGCACCTCCTTGAGCGTGTAGAGGTCGTAGGCGTTGGGGCCCGGCATGGACGCCAGCGGCGACTTGGCCAGGTTGACCCGGTAGTCCACGGCGGACAGGTTGCTGTACCCGGTGGCCACCGGGTGGCCTTCGTCGAGCAGCTGGTTGACGGCGGCCAGCGCCGGCGCCCGCACCACACCGTCATCGGAGCACATGAACAGGCGCTCGTACCCGCTGGCCATCTCGAGCACCTGCGGCCAGTGCTCCGCCACGTCAAACTCGTTCATGCGGCGGATCCACAGCTTGTCCACGTCCAGCTCTTCGAAGGCGCCCATGGCCGCGGGTATGGCCCGCGGGTTGAGCACCACCAGCAGGTCGCGGTTCACAGGTGGTGGGTGCGGTCGAAGTAGGAGACGCGGCCCTTGCTGAGCATGGCCTGCATGCCGATGCCGTCGCGCCACCCGTCGGCGTCGCCCCAGGTGGCCTGCAGCACCCACCCCTCCTCGTCCAGCATCTCGAGCAGCCCGTCCCAGCCCACCTCGAGGATGTGGGTGGTGGTGCTGTGCTCCCAGCTGGGGGCGCCCACCCAGGGCAGGGGCGTGTCGATGTAAAGCCAGCCGCCGCTGAAGCCGGCCAGCAGCGTGCGGGCCTGCCGCAGCCGCATGTGCTCGATCACGTGCGACAGCACCAGCAGGTCCGAGGCCAGCTCATGCTCCCAGGGCCAGCAGTCCAGCGTCACGTGGTGGTAGCGGCCGTCGTGGCACACCACCGGCACCACCGGGCACAGCTCCATGTTGCCCCAGGCGCGTAGGTCTTTGTTGCCGGCCAGCATGGCCTGGGCGGCGGCGCCGTCGTAGCCGCCCACCTCCCACACCGTGGTGGCGTGGCACAGCTGCAGGCAGTGCCGCAGCGCCTGGTCGCAGTAGTGCTTCTGCACCGGGTATGCGTCGTAGACCAGCCGGCTGAACGCCTGGTGCTCGGCGAAGCTCATGGTGTCGTAGTCGCGGCGCCACCCGTCCCAGTCCACGTCAGGCATCGGCCTGTCCCCTCCTGGCAGCCTCTCTGCCGCTGCGCAGCGCCTTGGCTGGGTTGCCAGCCCACACCTCGCCGGCGGGCACGTCCCGGATCACCACAGCGCCGCCGCCCAGGCGGGCGCCGTCGCCAATGGTCACCTGGGGCTTGATCCACACCAGGCCGCCCAGCTGCACCCGGTCGCCAATGGTGACCTCGCCGCTAATGCACACGCCCACGCCGATCTCGCAGTCCTCACCCACCACCACGTCGTGGCCCAGGTGCGCGTGCGCCATGATGAACGTGCGGGCGCCCACCGTGGTGGGCCGGATCATGCCCGAGTCGATGGTCACGAACGCGTTCACGATGACGCCCTCCGCCAGCACGGGTGCAAAGAACGGCGCACCGTAGGTGTCCCAGTGCCCCTCGTGGTACCGCCGCACCACCTTGCGGTGCTCGGGCGGGCCGCCCACGCTGGCCGTGCGGTGCACGAACAGCGGGGCGTGGTGAATCAGTGCCATGGTCCCTCCTAGGTTAGTGCCGCCACGAGTATGCGCAGCTGGTCGGCGTAGGGCAGTGTGTCCACCTGGTGCACGGTGCACGGCCGGCCGTTGACGGTGGCGATGCCGCCGGCCAGCCACTCCTGCGTGTCGGCCTTGTGGCACCACACCTCGTGCAGCTCCTGGCCGTCATGGTGGCCGCTGATCAGGCAGCTCTCGAGCGTGCCCCTGGCAGGGCGGGGCGTGTGCCGGCTAGACCAGGGCACCCTCGGTGTCCCCCTCCGCCGGCGCTGTGTCGGCGCCCCAGCCCACCCAGGCGTGCCCTGTGCCCGCGTGCCAGCACGCCCGGTCGTACGCGATAACCGCGGCCACCGCCGCGTCGATCTTGTGCGTCTCGCCGGCCTTGGTAATGACCGTGCCCGTGGGCGTCTCCTTGGCAACGCAGTGCGCCATGTGCCGCACCAGCACCGCGCTGCCGTCGAACGTCAGGCCGCCCTCGAGGACGCCGGCACGGAAGCGGTCGCACGCCGGCGCCATGCGCGTGCGCTGGTTGGTGTCGAACGCCACCACCGTGCCGCCGTAGCTGTCACCCCACTCGTCAATCTCGCTGTGCCACCCAGGCGGGTCGCAGGCCAGCTCGAGAACGTCCCACTGCTCCATGGCCTGGGCCACCGCCGCATGCACCTCGGTGCGCGGCACCTTCCACTCCGGCGCCGCCCGCTCCGGCTTCTCCCACACCGCCACCGGCCACAGGTACCCGTCCAGCGTGCACCCCACCAGGGCCGTGCTGTCATGCCGGTAGCTGCCGTCAAAGCCCAGCACCACCTCGGTGCCAGGCGCCACCTGCCTGGGGGCGGCCGTGGCCGCGAACGCGCCGGCCGGCAGCCAAGTGTTCTCAGCCTCGGCCCACACGCACCCGTGCAGCTGCAGCACATCAGCCGTGGACAGCTCGGGGTTGGCCGCCTGTTTGGCCAGGTACTCCTTGGTGATCCACGTGGCAGGGTTGGCCAGCTTCATGGCCCGCACATCATGCGGGTCCTCGGTGGGCGCCGAGTAGGCCCAGACCAGCATGTGCGCCTCCGGCATACGCGCCACCAGCAGCCCCGGGCGCCTGGCCTGGTCGGTGGCCACCTCGGCCTGGTCGAGCATGCGGCCCAGGATGCTGGTGGGCCTGGTGTGCGCCTCGCCCGCCGTGGTGATCGTGAACACCTGCGGTGCGGTGCGGGCACCACCACCCGACGTGAGCGCCGCGAACGCCCGGCGCAGCGTCGGCGTAGTCCACTGCGCCAGCTCGTCGGCCACCACCAGGGTGGGGTTGTACCCGTGCAACCGCTTGGGGTCGCTCGAGAGCCGGTAGATGATGCCCATGCCGTCCTCGCGGGCCAGCTCGCCGGCATGGTCGCGCACCCGCACCAGGGACGCCAGCAGCGGGCTGCGCCGCACGAACCGCGACGCCGCGTCAAACAGCCGGCCCGCCTGGCTGTCGGAGCTGGCCGCCAGCAGGATCTCGGGCCGCCCCTCCGTGGTGAGCAGCCGGTACAGGGCCACCGCCGCCAGCAGCTGCGTCTTACCGTTCTTGCGCGGCACGCACAGCACCACCGACCGCCACAGCGGCTCGCCCGCCGCATCATACTCCATCGCCGCCCGCATCATGCGCACCTGCCACGGCTCGAGCAGCAACGGCTGCCCCTCCCACTGGTCCTCCGACTGCACCAGGTGGTCGCTGCAGAACTGCGCGAAGTCGCCCACCTCGCTCAGCGTGCGGCGGGCCACCTACTTGACAGCGCGGAGCTGGGCCGCCGGGCTGACCCGGATGACCGCGCTCGGCGCCGGGCCCGCGTGCGCCGGCTTGACCCTGGCCGCCAGGCGGTCGATGAGCACGTCGTGGTCGCGCAGCATCTTGACCAGCGGGTGCTCGATCAGCTGGCCCTTGCTGCCGGCCGTCAGCAGCGGCTCGCCCAGCGCGATCCACTCGTTCTCGCACGCCTCGCGGCGGGCGCACGCTGCCTCATAGCGGCCCATGGCCTCGGCAGTCATGTCGGCTGTGGGCGGTGCAGGTGTAGGGCGCCGGCGCGTGCTCACGACATCACGCCGGTTCGGAAACTCAAAGCTGGAGACTTTCGCGCGTCTGAC